TCCCTTGCTGCACAAAACAGCAGGGTAGGTAAAACACCTGGCTCAGTTTTAGGTCGGCATCACACCAAAAAGTGGCTCAGTTTTCGGTCGGCGTCAACACCCATGCCCGCATGCAGATGCGCCTAGACATTTGGAGTACGCCAGCAGAGATGCGGCAAGAGCTACTGGAGCATTTCCAGCACAGCTACCCCGACCGGCCTTGAGCCGGTTTTCTTTTATCCACCTCTTGATTTCATATTGTGAAATGTGATAATCGCATTAATTTCATAATATGGAATTCAAACCTTGTCAACTTTTCTTTGAAAGCACATATGAACTTGAACGCTATCCGTGAGGCCCGCACGCAAAAAGTGGCCGAAGCCCGCGCTCTGACCGAAGGCGAGATGACGCCCGAGAAGGCAACAGCATTCGACAAGCTCAAGGGCGAGATTCAGGCCCTGGAAGCCGACGAAGCCCGCGCCCTGTTCGTGGACGATCTGGAGCGCCGCTCCCAAGGCGCGCCCGTGGACAAGAGCCAGAACAACCTGGTGAGTCGCGTCAACGTCATGGAGGTGCTGCGCGCTGGCATGGAGGGGCGCAGCCTGTCCGGTGCTGCTGCCGAGTACCACCAAGAGGCCGAGCGCCGCACGGGCCGCAAAGCCGAAGGCACTTTCGTGCCGCTGCAAGCCATCGAGCGCCGCGCCGCCGTGGACACCACCGCAGCCGCTGCCATCGTGCCCACCGACTACCGCGCCCAGGACTACATCGAGCCGTTCCGCAATGCGCTGCTGGCCCGCAAGCTGGGCATGCGCGTGCTGTCCGGCCTGCATGGCAATGTGAGCATCCCCAAGCACGGCACCGGCACCACCGTGGGCTGGGTGGCCGAGGGCGGCACGCTGCCTGATGGCGGTTTCGAGCCCACCAATGTGACGCTGGCCCCCAAGCATGCGGGCGGCGTGATTGAGCTGTCCCGCCAACTGATCCAGCAGTCCAGCCCGGATGCAAACCGCCTGGTGACGGATGACCTGTCCGCACTGCTGGCGCAGGCCATCGACAGCGCGGCCATCAAGGGCGGCGGCACCAATGAGCCCGATGGCATCCTGGTGGCCGCTGGCGTGCAGACCGGCTCCCTGGCAACGCTGGATTGGCCCGCCATCCTGGCCCTGTTCGAGAAGCTGGGGCTCAAGAACTGCGAGCCCAATGCCGTGCTGGCAAGCATCAAGGCCCGCACGAAGATGCAAGCCACCCTCAAGGACAGCGTGGCCGGTGCTGCGTACCTGTGGGAGAACGGCCAGGTCAACGGCGTGGCGGCGCATGCCACCAACCAAGTGCCCGATGCTGGCGCTGCTGCTGGCACGCTGATCGTGGGCGACTTCACCCAGGCACTGCTGGGCATCTGGTCCGAAGTGGATCTGCTGGTCAACCCGTACGCCGAAGGCCCGTACAAGCGCGGCGGCGTGCTGGTCCGCGCCATGTCCACTGTGGATGTGGCGCTGCGCCATCCCGAAGCCTTCCTCAAGGTTGAGGACGTAGCGATCTAAGCAAGGGGGCCGCCATGGAGATTCGTTCTATCGGCGGCGTCCAAGCCCAAGGCCGCAAGGTTGAGGGCTACGCCGCTTTATTCCATTCCGAAACCGACCTGGGCGAGTTCCGGGAATGCATCGCGCCTGGTGCCTTCCGCCGCACGCTGGAGAGCCGCCGCAACGTCCGCGCCCTGTACGACCACCAGACCGGGGCAGTGCTGGGCACCACCCAGGCCGCCACCCTGGAGCTGCGAGAGGACGCCAAGGGGCTGCGCTTCGCCCTGGAGCTACCCGACACCACGGCGGGCCGCGATGTGGCCGAGCTGGTCAAGCGCGGCGACGTGGCCGGGTGCTCCTTCGGCTTTCGCGTGGCCCCTGGCGGTGACCGCTGGGAGCAGCGCGACGGCAAAGCCATTCGCACGCTGACCGATGTTGACCTGGCAGAAATCACGCTGACCGCTGACCCGGCCTATGCGGATACCACCGTGGCGCTGCGCTCCATGCGCCAGGGCCGCAACCCACAAGCAGAGGCCCGCATCCGCTGGCTGGAGACATGCCGATGAAATGGCTTGATCGACTTTTGGAGCGCCGCAGTACCAACCAAGCCCCAGGCGGGGACAGCTATTGGCCGGACCTCAAGGCGCTGCGCACTGGCCCGGTCAACGACAAGACCGCCCAGGGCGTGAGCGCTGCCTATGCCTGCGTGCAGGCCATCAGCGAAACCATCGCCACCCTGCCGCTGCACCTGTACCGACTGGAGGGCGAGAACCGCACCAAGGCCACAAGCCACCCGCTCTACAAGGTGCTGCACGACCAAGCCAACCCCGAGCAGACAGCCATGGAGGCGCGCGAGTTCTTGCAAGCCTCTGTCCTGCTGCGCGGCAATGGGTACGCCCGCCTTGTCTTCGGGCATGACGGCCAGGTGCGTGAGATGTGGCCCCTGGACCCTGACCGTGTGCAGGTGGTGCGCCTGGTCAATGGTTCGCTGGCCTACGACTACAACCGCGAGGACGGCACCATCCAGCGACTGCTGGAACGTGAGGTGCTGCACCTTCGCCATCGCCTGGGGCCTGACTTGGTGATGGGCGTGTCCCCGATCCAGTCCGCCCGTGGCGTGGTGGAGCTGGCCATCCAAGAGCTGGACCATGGAACAGACACGTTCCGCAATGGGGCCAAGCTGCTGGGGGTGCTGAAGGTGCCGGGCAAGCTGGACCCCAAGCAGAAGGCGGACATCAAGGAAGGTTGGCAGACCAACCGCAGCGGACAGACCCCGATCCTTGAGCATGGGGCTGACTATCAGGCGCTGTCCATGTCACTGGCTGATGCGCAATGGCTGGAGGCGCGCCGCTTCTCTGTGGAGGAAGTGGCCCGCCTGTTCCGTGTGCCCCCGCCTGTGATCGGCCACCTGATCGACAGCAACTACAGCAACAGCGTGGAGATGGCGCGCCAGTTCGTGACCATGGGCCTGCGCCGCCCGCTGACCATGTGGGAGCAGGCTATCAGCCGCAAGTGCCTGACCGAAGCGGGCCGCCGCATCTACTTTGCCGAGCACAGCGTGGAAGGGCTGCTGCGTGGCGACAGCAAGACCCGCGCCGAGTTCTACAGCAGCGGCATCAAGGATGGCTGGATGCTCAAGAGCGAAGCCCGAGCCTTTGAAAACATGCCAGTAGTGGAGGGGATAGACCATGGCAAAACTGAAGATGCTGAAAAGCAGCCTACCGATACTTGATACCACGCGCGGCATCCGCATGCTGGGCAGCATCCTTGAAGAGAAGGGGCTGAAGATGGCCCCGCCTCTGCGGGTGCCCAAGAGGACGGGGCGCGATGCCGACCCGCGCCGGGTGCTACCACTCAATGGGAGCCGCTGGCAGAAGCTGCGCGCCCAGGTGCTGGCCGGTGAACCACTGTGCCGCCACTGTGCAGCGCGTGGCCTGACGGTCCCAGCCACCGATGTGGACCACATCAGCGGAGACCCCAGCGATAACCGCCTGGAAGCGCTCCAGCCGCTTTGCCATGAGTGCCACTCGATCAAGACGGCAGCAGACCACGGCAAGCGTGTGGCGCGTCCTGTGGGCCTGGATGGCCTACCCCTGTCCGGCCCGTGGGCAGAGGCTGCCAAAGATCGCGAAGACCGGCCCGGCCCAGACCGCCCTGTTCCTGCTACGCAATCGCTCACTGCAAAAAAAGATAGGAGCCGCTGACGTGAAAGTGACCCCGAAGCGAAAGCGCAGCGACAGCACAGCGGCCCAGGTGGAGGCCATGCAGGATGCTGCAACGGCTCTGCCATCTGCGCCACCAGGCGTAGCCCTGCGCAAATGCGATGCTCCGTTTTGGCGGGTCATCATCGAGGCGCGGCCGCGATCCACCTGGACCGATGTGGATCTGGCGCATGCCGCAACGCTGGCCAGGACGCTGGCCGACATGGAGCAGATGCAAAAGCTCTTGGACAAGGCGGGCTACTTCACCGCGGGTGAGGTGCATCCGGCCTTCGCTGTGCTGGAGAAACTGAGCCGCCGCGCCATGAGCCTGAGCCGCATGCTACATGTCCACACACTGGCGACAGTGGGGCGCTCTGGCGATGCGGCAGGACTGGCCGAGCTGGAGCGCAAGGCGCGCGAAGCCCAGGCCCAGGATGATGGCTTGATCCCAATGGGGCCGCTGCAATGACCCGAGGCGAAAAAGTGATCGCGTTCATTGAACGCTACTGCCGAGTGCCGGAAGGCGCCATGGTGGGCCAGCCGTTGCGCCTGGACGAGTTCCAGCGCCGGTTCGTGCTGGAGGTGTACGACAACCCCGCCGGCACGCGCCGAGGCATTCTGAGCATCGCCCGAAAGAACGGGAAAAGCGGCCTGATTGCTGGCCTGCTGCTGGCCCACCTGGTGGGCCCCGAGGCCAAGCAGAACAGTCAGATTGTCAGCGGGGCCATGAGCCGGGACCAAGCGGCCCTGGTGTTCAGCCTGGCCTGCAAGATGGTGCAACTGTCCGTCCGGCTTGCCGAGCTGGTGAAGATCATTCCATCGGGGAAGCGCCTGTATGGCCTGCCGCTGAATGTGGAGTTCCGTGCCCTGGCCGCCGATGGCAGGACGGCCCACGGCCTGAGCCCCGTGCTTGCCATCTTGGACGAGATCGGCCAGATACGCGGGCCACAGTCTGACTTCGTGGATGCCATCACCACCAGCCAGGGGGCGCATGAAGCCCCGCTGCTGCTGGCAATCAGCACCCAGGCGGCCAGCGATTCGGACCTGTTGAGCCAATGGATTGATGACGCCCAGCGCAGCGCAGACCCGCGCATCGTGTGCCACCTGTACACGGCCCCCGAAGGCTGCGAGCTGCTGGACGAAGCCGCATGGAGAGCCGCCAATCCAGCCCTGGGTGTGTTCCGCAGCATGGACGATCTGCGCGAGCAGATGGCCCAGGCCAAGCGCATGCCCAGCATGGAGAACATGGCGCGCAATCTGCTGCTGAACCAGCGTGTCAGCACTGAAAGCCCGTTCGTGTCGCCAGACGTGTGGAAAGCGAATGGAGCCGATCCGCTGGCCTGCCCGCCGCCCGATGTGCCCCTGTTCGGCGGCTTGGACCTGTCCGCCCGCCTGGACCTGACGGCCTTTGTGTTGGTGGGCAAGGTGGATGGCGTATGGCATGCCTGGGTGTATGTCTGGACGCCCGCAGCAACCATCCACGACCGCGCCAAGCGCGACCGTGCCCCGTATGACGTATGGGCCGCCCAGGGCCTGCTGCGCACTACGCCAGGTGCATCCGTGGACTATGAGCATGTGGCCGCCGAGCTGGCGCAGATTTGCGACGGCCTGAACGTGCAGGGGATTGCCTTCGATCGCTGGCGCATGGACGTTATGACAAAGGAGCTGGCCGCCGTGGGCTTTGCGGTGCCGCTGCTGCCCTGGGGGCAGGGGTACAAGGACATGGCCCCGGCCCTGGACTACCTGGAGGCCGAGCTGCTGAACCATCGGGTAGCGCATGGCATGCATCCGCTGCTGACGATGGCCGCCGCCAATGCGACCACGCTGCAAGACCCGGCAGGCAATCGCAAGTTGGACAAAAGCCGCAGGACGGGCCGCATTGACCCCCTGCAAGCCATGGCGCAGGCCATGGGCCTGGCCGCCCGCATGGAGGCCGAGGACACCTACCAAGAAATCACATTCATCTGAAAGGAACCCTATGCCTTTGATTACCCTGGACGAAGCCAAGGCCCAGGCCCGCATCGATCACGACGAAGAAGACGCGCTGTTGCAGGTCATGATCGACGCAGCCACCGAGTACGTGGCCCAGGCCCTCAACCGTACCGATCTGGACACGAGCCCTCCCAAGATGGCCAAGCAGGCTGCATTGTTGGTGTTCGCTGACCTTTACGCCAACCGTGAAGCCCAAGCCGACCGGCCACTGACGCCCAACAAGACCGCCGATGCCTTGCTGGCGATGTGCCGAGACTACAAGGGGTTCGTGCAATGAGGGCGGGGGAGCTGCGCCATCGCGTCACCATCCAGCGCAGGACGGGCGGCAAGGATGCATGGGGATCGCCCTTGCCAAATGCATGGGCCGACCTCGCCAAAGTGTGGGCGAATGTCCGGCATCTGAACGGAGCCGAAAGCATTCGCGCGGGTGCCATCACGTCCGTGGTGAATGCATCCATCCGCATCAGGCATCGCGCTGACGTGACCGCCGCCATGCGCGTGGTGTACGCGGGCAAGAACTACGAGATTCAGGCCGTGCTGCCTGGCGGCGATAGGGTGCATGTAGACCTGTTGGCAAAGGTGGTTGCATGAAGGCTTGATGGGGGTATGTCTGGGGGTATGTTTTCTGCCCCATCAGCAAGAACCTAGCATTCATGCGGCCTAGCGGGGAGACTTGACAGAACGAAGAAAAATTCTTAGTCTAGGTTCAGCGGCTTTCATGGTAGTTCGCTGGAGTGCTCAAAACCGATGCAAGCACATGATTCAGAAGACATTTCTTCATCCGTGTTTGTTCGGCTGCATTCAATGCGATTTAGTGGAAGCCGTGATTTTCTGGGGGTACAAGTGGGGGGATTTTTTCCCTCATTCCCTGTTCGTAAATGAGATACCCCCGGCATTGGGGGTATCTGCTTTTTGAGGCGAGAAATCATGAACCTGACCGATACGGCTGTGCGCCACGCCAAGGGGGGCGAGCGCCCGCGAAAGCTGGCCGATGGGAAGGGGCTCTACCTATTGGTGCAGCCCAATGGCGCGCGCTATTGGCGCTGGAAATACCGGCATGCCGGGCGTGAAAAGGTGCTGGCGCTGGGCGTCTACCCGGAGGTTTCTTTGGCCCAGGCCAGGGACAAGCATTGGGAGGCGCGCTTGCTGCTGCTGACGGGGGTTGACCCCATGACGGTGCGCAAGGAGCAGCAGAGCGGGGCAGCGGCATTCGTGACGTTCAAGCAGGCCGCCGAAAAATGGTATGAGCACTGGGCACCAACGCGGCGCGGGAAGGGGGCTGAAATCATTTGGGGCCGCCTGAAAAGCAATGTTCTGCCGCACATAGGCAAGCGCCCGGTGTCGGACATTCCAGCGTCGGCATTCCGCGATGTGGTGAAGCGCATCGAGGATCGAGCCCCGACCATCGCCCGCCAGATGCTGCAATGCTGTAGCCAAATCATGCGCTATGCCGTGGCCCATGACATGGCAGAGCGGAACCCCGTGGGAGACCTTCAGACTGGCGATGTGCTCAAGCCGCACCAGTCCAAGAACCATGCCCGCGTGGACGCAAAGGAACTGCCCGCGCTCCTGCATGCCATCCAGAACTATGGAGGCGAGGAGGCAACCCGGCTTGCCATGCGGCTGCTGGCGATGACGTTCGTTCGCACCAGTGAGCTGATAGAAGCGACCTGGGACGAGCTGGACTTAGACAATGCCCGATGGGATATTCCCGCCGAGCGGATGAAGATGGACACGCCCCATATCGTCCCCCTGTCCCGCCAGGCGGTGGAGGCTTTCCGCCGCTTGCGCGTGCTCTCGTATGGTGGAAATCTGGTTCTACCTGGCCGAGCTGGACACACCAAGCCCATGAGCCGCGCCACCATGTTGATGGCGCTGCGCAGCATGGGCTTTGGCGGGAAGATGACGGGCCACGGCTTCCGTGGGGTGGCATCCACCATCCTGCACGAGCAAGGCTACAACCATGAGCACATCGAATTGCAACTGGCCCACCAGTCCCGAGGCAAGGTAAGCGCCGCCTACAACCATGCTCTGTATCTACAGCCGCGCGCCAGGATGATGCAGGCATGGGCGGACTACTTGGATGCCCGGCTGAAGGAATACCGGCCACCGGCATAAACAGACCGATTCACCATCAACCCGCCCAGGCGGGTTTTTTTACGCCCATAGGAGCGCATATGACACAGACCCTGCTGAAACTGCCCGAAGTGCTGAAGAAGACACGCCGAGGCCGTACCGCGATCTACACCGATCCGACATTCCCCAAGCCCATCAAGATCAGCACCCGCAATGTGGCCTGGATCGAAAGCGAGGTGGATGCCTGGATCGCCCAGCGCATTGCCTTGAGCCGGGGCGAAGGTGGCACCGAAGGTGGCGAAGGTGGCAGGGTTTGAAAACGTGCAATCTTCGCCACCTTCGCGCCATCTTCGGGCAGATTCATGCTATATTGATTCCGTCACGCCAGTAAAGCGTGATCGGGATTGGTCTCCCGGTACACTCCCACGACGAAAGCCGTGGTCTCTATCCGCAGAGTCTGCGGCTTCGTTGTCTGTGCCTCCAGTTTTGGCGGCTCGGATGGGGAGGCTCACGCCTCGCCGGTTCCCGCAGGGAGTGTCCGGTAGACCAACCCATTCGAGCTGCCGCCCCGATTGGTCTCGGAGCGGTGGTTTTTGCAAACCACACTCTCTGGAGGCCGTCATGGCTGATTCCGTCTGCTCGCGCACGTCTGCGCAAAACCCCACCAATACCCATAGCGCGTCTCTGATCGCGCTGTGCCTGCGCCCTGAAGGCGCGAAGTTCAACGGCAACCGCATCGAGCGTGCCCAAGAGGCCGGGTGTTGGCGCCGATTCAAAATTGAGCCACCGTGCCGATTGAATTTTGAGCCAGGGCTAATGGCCAACCTGTGAAGGTCGGCTGTGGATAAGTGTAGTGCCTTGGGTCGGTTTTGGTCTCCTTGGTGATCGAGCTCGGTGGTCGTCCGTTGAGGGCAAGCCGCGCAGGGCGAAGCCCGTAGCGGCTTGCCCTTGAACCGCTCAGAACGGCTCAGCCTTCTTGGCCTGTTCGCGTGCCTTGATGCGCTTCTTGGCCACGGCTGTGCTGTGCATGAACCTGTGGGACTCGTTGCCCGTCTCGACGATGTGGCAGTGGTGCGTGAGTCGATCCAGCAGTGCCGTGGTCATCTTGGCATCGCCGAACACGCTGGACCATTCCTTGAAGTCCAGGTTGGTGGTGATCATCACGCTGGTCTGCTCGTAGAGCTTGCTCAGCAGGTGGAACAGCAAGGCGCCGCCTGCCTGGCTGAAGGGCAGGTAGCCCAGCTCATCAAGGATGACCAGGTCCATGCGCTGCAAGCTCGCTGCGATGCGGCCTGCCTTGCCTTGGGCCTTCTCCTGCTCCAGTGCGTTGACCAGGTCCACCGTGGAGTAAAACCGCACGCGTGAGCCATGGCGCGTGATGCCCGCCACGCCGATGGCCGTGGCCAGATGCGTCTTGCCCGTGCCGGGGCCACCCACCAGCACCACGTTGTGCGCCTGCTCGGTGAACGCCATGCTGGCCAACTGCTCGATGAGCTTTTTGTCCACGGGCGAGCATTCGAAGTCGAAGCCCGCCAGGTCGCGGTGCACGGGGAACTTCGCCGTGTGCATCTGGTAGCTCACTGAGCGCATGGCTCTGTCCGTGACTTCCGCTTGCAGCAGGTGCTCCAGCAGCCAGCGCGAGCTCTCCAGCGTGGCGTGGCCGCCTTGCTTGACCAGGTCCTCCCAGGCCCCGGCCATCCCGTACAGGCGCAGCTCTTTGAACTCCTTGTCCAGCTCACGCATGATCGGCCTCCTGCATGTCGCTGCCAGCGCGCAGGCTGTCATAGCGCGCCGTGTCGGCCAGGGGTGTCTGGCTCACTTGCAGGTTGGTCGCAACCGTCTCGGGCAGGGGCTGCGCTTGCAGGCGGCCGAGCACGTTGATGACGTGCTCGGTGCTCACCCGCCCCGATGGCGGCGCACTCTCCAGGGCCAACTCCACCGCCACCAGCACGGCGTCCAGCCCTTGCTTGGGCACCTCGGCCAGTACCTGCGCCATCACCCTGTCGCCCCCCTCCTGGTGCAGCAAGCCTTTGCGCATGCGCTGCAATGGCTCGGGCAGGTCTGCAAAGGGCGCGCCGTTGCGCAGCGCGCCCGGCTTGCGCTCGATCAGCGGCACGTAATGCTGCCAGTCGTAGCGGGTCTGGTTGCGATCGCTCAGGCGCTCGTGCGTGGCCACCATAGCATCGCCGGCCACCACCACGATCTGCGCCGGGTACAGGTGTGTGCTGACCATTTGCCCCGCCCATTCGCAGGGCACCGAGTAGCGGTTGCGCGCCACCGTCACCAGGCAGGTGCTGCTCACCTTGGCCGGGTTCTCAACATAGCCATCAAAGGCCACCGGCATCGGCATCAGGTGGCTTTGCTCCAGCTCCAGCATCTCGGCGATGCTGAACGCTTTGTGCTGCGGGTGGCGCAGCTCTCGCCACAGAGCCCGGCAGCGCTCGCCCAGCCACGCATTGAGCTCGGTAAAGCTGCCAAAGCGCCGTTGCCCCGCCTCCACCCAGATGCGACGGCGGCTGTCTTGCACATCCTTCTCCACGCGCCCCTTCTCCCAGCCGCTGGCACGGTTGCAAAAATCAGGGTCGAACAGATAGTGCGCGCACATGGCTGCAAAGCGCGCATTGACCACGCGGCCTTTGCCCTTCTTGACTTTGTCGACCGCCGTCTTCATGTTGTCGTAGATGCCACGGCGTGCCACGCCACCCAGCGCTGCAAAGCTGCGGGTGTGCGCATCGAACAGCATCTCGTGGCCTTGGCTGGGGTAGGCCACCAGCCAGAAGGCCCCACTAGCACACAGCTTCATGTGCGAGACCTGCATGCGGTAGTACACCCCGCCCACCAGCAAGCCGTCTTCGCTCCAGTCGAACTGGAAGGCCTCGCCAAGCTCGAAGGTCAATGGCACGAAGGCCTTGCAGGCCGCCTGTTGGCCTTCACCTTGGCGCCACTTGCGGATGAAGTCCGTCACCCGCGTGTAGCCACCTTCGTAGCCCGCTGCCTTGATCTGCGTGAACAAGGCCTTGGCCGTGCGCCGCTCCTTCTTGGGCCGCTTGGCATCGGCCTTCAAGGCTTGCTTGAGCTCCGCCTCGTGCGCCGACAGCTTGGTCGCCTTCGCCGCCTCCCGGCGGTACTTGGGCTCGACCGGCTGCGCCTCGTCCAGCCACTTGGCCACCGTGTTGCGCGACAGACCCGTGGCCCTCGATATCTCCCGCTTCGTCTTCTTGTCCCGGCGATGCATCCGCCGTATCTTGCCAATCATGTCCATGGTGATCACCCTCTTCATTCCCTTGCTGCACAAAACAGCAGGGTAGGTAAAACACCTGGCTCAGTTTTAGGTCGGCATCACACCAAAAAGTGGCTCAGTTTTCGGTCGGCGTCAACA